ATAAGGATCTCCATATCTTTTTTAGATATGTTTGCACCACCACTAGATCCACCATTACTCTTACTCTTTCCAGCTTGAACGCCGAAAGTTGCTAGCACGCCAGTAAAGACAGATGCTATGAAAGTTGGATCAAGATCTTGTTTTGGTATTTTAAGAGCTGGTGGCAATTCAACGTATGCGAGAGTTAATATCGCACCACTCCAGACCAAGATGCCAAGCCGTACAAATGTACTCAGGATCATCATCTGCTCTTCTTTGTCTTCCGCAGCTTCTTTTAATTTACCAATTAGACCTTTTGGCTTATCCTCTTTAGGAGGAGTCTTTGTGTCTGCCATAGTAAAATTTTATTATCCTATTATATATACGGATACTTTGCTCTTATTTCTGCAACCTTTGAGTCATAGTCTGCCTGTGTTACTTCACCTCTTTGCACTTTGAAATACATTGGGTCTGCAAACTCACGGAACTCTTTTTCACGCATGTACTTATGGTAAGCATTCTGTTTTTCTTTATCCGTTGTGACTGCAGCTGCATCTACTAACGCTTGATCAACTTCAAACGGTGTAGTATCACTGATATCTCTATCAAATATACCAACATCATCACAGATTAATAAATTTTTATCTGGATATGCTGCACGGATTGCTTCGTGATTGTAATTCATTAGGGTTGTACCTCCATTACTGTACATCTACTACCAGATGCCCTATAACTTGCATAGTTATAATATCCACGATCTCTGTTTATGAAAAAATCAACACTATACGTTCCTCTAATTATTGGAGTATATGTTATTGCACTTGTCGTGCCAGGAGTATCCACATACCAGTAATCAAATGGATGCATCTCAAAGTTTTGAGAGGTGCCAGGCCATTGTACCATAGTTCCTTGTCTATTACTATCGCCAGGATAGTTTATATCAGTTGTAGCACCACCAGATATGGCTCTTCTAATACCCCATATCATATTATCTCTACCATTCAGCGACTCTCCCAAGATGAATACATTTATAAGAAACTTACTGTTTGAATTAGTGGGAGTAATAACACAACCCAAGCCAGGAACTGCTGTGAAACTTGAATTGTTCAAACTAAAACTAGTTCTTGTAGTATATTCTGCTGCCTGGAAGTTTGGTCTAGCGTCAAGACCACCACTGATGGCACTAACTGGTATATTAGAAAGACCCGCTCCAGAACCACTGAATTGTGTAGCGTATAACTGACCTGTATTAGAGTTGAAATATAAATTAGATCCAGTCTTCAATGACTGTGTACCTATTCCTGAGTTAGCAAATGTGGGATAACAAGTAGTGTCTGAGGATTCATCACTTAAGAGAACAGCAGATGCCACATTTGCACTGGTAGCTTGAGTGGCACTCGTAGCATTACCACTAAATGAACTAGCAGTTATGATACCAGTTGCGTTAATGTTAGTTGGTTTTAGAGTTCCTGTTACAGAATCAAAAGTTAAGTTACTTCCTGTTTTGGCAGCCTGATAACCTGAGGCCGCATTAGTATACAATACACTACATGTGAGATCTGTAGATTCGTCAACGACTGCAATGTTATTTGCATTTGAGGAAGTGGTGGCAGTCCCTGCTGAAGTGGCAGTGTCTGCATTTCCAGTCAAAGGCCCACTAAATGATGTCGCAGTTACAACACCAGTAGCATCAATACCACCAGCTAAAACTTTGATACCTGTTCTTGCTGTAATTAATCCAACAGAATCAATATTAGTTACGTCTTCGTATGTTAATGTACCACCGATTGATACATCACCAGTTACATTTAATGATGTTAGAGTGCCTAGTGATGTGATATTTGGTTGTGCTGCGGTGATTACATTTCCAATCAATCCTCCATGAACATCAGTGATGTAAGCAGATGACACACCAGTTATAACTGTGTTACCATCACCTGTAATATTTCCATTCGCTTTGATATCTCCAGTAAAAGTTGAGACACCAGCAATTTCTAATTGATTGTATTGGGTGACAGAAGTTACAGTAACAATACCAGCAGATAAAGGTGATACTGTTGCACCATATCCAAAGTTTACTGTAGCAGCAATACCAATACTACTATCATTATCTTTGATAAGAATACCACTTGATGCAGCGACAACTCCTGTAAGTCTAGATCCATCACCATCAAAAGTTCCAGTAGCAAGACCGACAACAATATTAGGTGATCCAGTTAGTCCTTGAGCATTGACTGCAAGAGTGGCGATACCAGCAGTAGTTGCATACCCAGATATAGTCGATACACCAGCAAGTTGGGCGTATACTGCTCTCTCAGAATCTGTAGATAGACCAGCCTTGAAGGCATAAGTTCCTAATCCAGCAGTGTGAGCATATCCAGCCGTTCCTGTGATGTCACCTATGACGTTACCAGTAAGACTAGTAGCAGTTATTTCATTTACAGTAATACTAGGAGTTGCAGTTAGTCCGTATGCAAGAGAGGAACGAACAGATGATGATGCTGTACCAACAAGACTACCTGTAACTACACCAACAACATTACCTGTTAGATTTCCAATAAAAGTTTTACCAGAAATAGTGCTGGGTAATTGACCGTTGTTCAAACTACCTGATGTCTGGTTAGTTAAATCTGTGTAAAATGATGCTGGTTGTCCTCCAAGTTTGTTAGAATCGCTACTGATACCAGAAGTTTTGGCAAAACTAACAAGGTTGTTAGAGTCACCAAAAATTGAGTATATTTCATTAAAGTTTTCATTGACTTTGAAGGCACCCTGTCTCAGGGTATCTCCTGTTCCATCATTACTGGCGGAACCAACGCCAATCGATTGTTTAGCCATTCTCTACAGGACTACTACTTTATAAAGTATTTAGACTATAGTTTAAATCCGCTGAATGAATTTTTCTTCATGTCTTGCTTGATACCACCAACAACATAAGATTCTACCTCTGTTTCCTGTGGTGCAACCTGTAGTCCTTTTGATGAAATCCAGTGTTGTGTCCAAGGTAAGGGATTGTTTCTTAGTGGTTGATCGTAAATAGGATCAATTCCAAGAGCTTTCATTCTCTTATTAGCAATCCACTCTACATATTGTCCTAATAATTTGTCATTAAGACCTATCATACTACCATCTTTGAATAGGTATTCAGCCCATTCTTTCTCTTCTTTCACTGCGTTCTTAAACATGGAGATAACATTATCTTTTTCTTCTTCAGCTATCTGTTGCATCTCTGGATCATCACCGTTCATCCAGTTTTTCATTATATTTTGTGTGAGAACTAGATGCTGGTTTTCATCCCTACTGATGAGGGATATAATTTTTGCTGATCCCTCCATAAGTTTAAGCTCTCCAAATGCAAACGAGCAAGCGAAGGAGACATAGAACCTAATTCCTTCAAGTATGTTAACATTTGCAACCGCTCTGTAAAGTTTTCTTTTGAGTTCATTTAGTGAGTTGTCTTTTGCTTGTGTGTTTTCCCATCCATCTTTCCACAGGTTACTTTGACCCCATTGCTGGGCCTCATTTATAAATTCATCGTATGCCCGAGTTACTGACTTTGCTCGGTCTAAAATTCTTTCATCATTGAGAATGGTATCTAATACTTCGGATGGGTCTGAATACACATTCTTGATAATGTATGTATATGATTTTGAGTGTATCATCTCCATGAACTGCCATACATTCATGGCAGATTCTAGTTCTGGTAATGCAGTGTATGGTGCAAAAGCCATGCCTGGCCCACGACCTTGTACAGAATCTAAAAGAATTTGGTATTTTAGATTAGATGTAAAGATGTGTTTTTGTTCTGGGCGTAGAGATTGATAATCAGATCTATCTTTCTGTAAAGATACTTCCTCTGGTCTCCAGAAATACCCTAGCATTTGAGTAGTAAGTCTATCAAATACTGGATACTTGAATGAATCATATCTTTGAACACCAAGAGGTTGTCCAAAAAACATTGGTTGTTTCTTAGTATCTACTTCTTCTGAATTAAAGACGGTCATACCGTCAGGTTTAGATGGTGCAAGAGTCACAAGCTTCTTCCTCTGATAGTTCTGTTAGTAGTTTTTCTAATTGTGGTTTCACTTCTTCTACATCATCAGGTTCATCACTCTTCATATCATATGTGTTCTGGTAATAAGATGTCTTCCAACCATATTTGTATGTGGTTAAAAGATCCTGTGCCATCACAGTAACTGGCACTTCGTTGTCTGGATAATTTTTAGGATTATAACTCCAGTTTCCACTGATGGCCTGATCAAAGAACTTCTGCATTACTGCAACTACTTTGATATACCCAGCATTACTCTCCATATCCCAAAGAAGAGTGTAATTATTTTTCAACGTTCCATAAGACGGAACCACTTGTTTAAGAGGCCCTTTCTTTGACTTCTTAATGGACAGATAATCTCTTGGTGGTTCGATTCCGTTTGTTGCATTAGACACAACGGAACTACTCTCCGATGGCATCTGTGCTGACAGTGTTGAGTGTCTAAGGCCGTGTTCCAAGATAGATGCTCTAAGAGATTCCCAATCATACTTCAAATCTTCCTTACTGATTTCGTCTACGTCGCTCTTATATGTATCAATTGGAAGAATTCCATCAGCGTATTTTGTGCTTCCGAAATCTACACAAGCGCCTTTCTCTTTTGCAATCTGATTAGAAGCTTTGAGTAGATGATACTGGAAACTTTCAGTAAGTCTATGTACTGCATCCCAGGCGTCTTGTGAGTCATAATTAAACCCATTCTTAGCAAGATAATGTGCCAGACCAATGAACCCCACTCCAAGCGATCTACGACCCAATGTGGCTAATTCAGCGGCTTTGACAGGATAATCTTGATAGTCAATCAACTCCTCTAGAGACCTCACAGACAGATCACAGAGTTCCTCTAACTCATCAAGGTTCTTTAACTTACCTACGTTGATAGCAGATAGGATACAGAGTGCAATCTCACCGTCTATAGCGTCGATATGTTGAATTGGTTCTGTAGGTAGAGTGATCTCTTGACATAGATTACTCATGCTTACCTTGTCTTTGAAGGATGAATGTTCATTACAGTGGTCAATATTCATGATATAGATACGACCTGTCTCTGATCTCTCCTTTAGGAGATCCATTATCAATTCCTGAGCTCCGATTGTGGTTCTGGGGATTGATTTATCATTTTCGTAACTGCAATATAGCTCATCAAAGTCAGGGGTGCCAAAACTCTCAAACAAGTCAGGAACACTATGGGGAGAAAAAAGCGAGATTTCCTCATCTTGGATAAACCTTTCGTAAAAGAGTTTTGAGATTTGGATTGAGTAGTCAAGTTTTCTGACACGATTGTCCTCCGTTCCTTTATTGTTCTTTAGTACTAATATGTCCCTTATTTCTTGGTGCCAGATTGGGAAGTGGACAGTCGCTGATCCACCTCTAATGCCATTTTGAGTGCAACATCTGACAGTTGCTTCAAACTTCTTGAGGAACGGTACAACGCCTGTGTGTTGAACTTCTCCACCCCTGATTTTACTGTTGATACCCCTGATCCTACCAGCGTTGATGCCGATGCCAGCCCTTTGTGCGACATACTTACCAATGGCCATATCACTACTAAAAATACTATCCAAGGTGTCGTCAATATCAACCAGAACGCAAGACGCAAACTGCCGAATAGGCGTTCTAACACCTCCCATGATTGGGGTTGGGATGTTGATTTTGTGTTTGGAAATGGCATTGTAGTAACGTGTAACGTAGTCTAATCTGTTTTCTTCTGGATACTCAGCAAAGATAGTCATTGCAATAAGCATGTACATGAATTGAGGTGTTTCGTACACTTCTCCTGTACTTCTATCTTGAACTAGGTACTTATCTGTGACCTGTCTCATACCAGCATAGGTAAAAAGGTAGTCACGATTATGTTCTATAATAGTATCTAGGGTGTTTATCTCATCTTTATTATATTTTTTCAGTATATCTGCATCATATATTCCTTTGTCAACCCCTCTTGTAATCTGATCTATAAGTGTGGGTAGTTCATGAAGTCTTCCATAGAGATTCTTTCTAAGGCCAAAGAGAAGAAGTCTTGAAGCAACGTACTGATAATTTGGTGAGTCCAAATCTATAAGATCACTTGCTGATCTGACTAATATTTCTTGAATGTCAGCAGTAGACATACCATCGTAAAACTGTATACCTGATTGTATCTCAACTTGACTCGCAGAGACCCCTGCAAGACCGTCACATGCTAGTTCCACCATCTTATGCATCTTCTCTAAGTCAAGAGGTTCAATGTGACCCTTCCTCTTGACTACCTTAATACCATTGCTCATACTCTTTTCCAGTCCTGTAATTTTAATTTGGCTTCTAAACCTTGGTAGATATTTGATTCTACCATCTTTTGCACATTTTGTCCACTGAGAACCATGTCGTTTATGTCTTTTTCAAAAATATTCTTAGGAAATATTACTACTCTGTCGCCCTTATCAATAGTGGCAGACAGTCTTTCAACTATTTGTCTGTTTCTTGGCTCATTGTCATATATCCATACAGGGTTAGTGATTCCCCATTTTAAGACATCACCATCCGCCCCACACATTGCTATTGAATTAGTAATGAATGTGGAGTCAAAAGGGCCTTCCGTGACATAAACAGTTTTTGCAGTATTAATATTATCGAGACCATAAATCTTCGGAGCATTCTCCTCCAACATGATCGTTATGTACTTGATCTTGGATTTGGGAAGCAATGATCTTCCTTGAAATCCTATGAGTGTACCTTTGTACCTAAGCGGAATGATGATTCTAGGCTCATCATTCGTAACATCATCAAACGTTTGCTTTTGTGCATTAGTCCACTCTTTAAAATTGTTGCAATAGTATAAATGTTCTAGTATTTTACCAGATATTTTCCTACTTTGTTCTAGGTATATTCGAGCGGGGTGTGATTTATTTAGACTGGCGATATTTTCTAAATCTATCCGAAATTTGTCTTTGATAAATACAGGTTTTGGTACATCAAATTTAGGAGCAGACACGTTAGATCCAAGGCCTACAGTGCCTTTTTTATACCTCTCCATAATATACTGCTTGTGCAGTATGGTATCCTGATCCCGAAGAAAATTGGTAAGTGTCTTAGACACACCACAGTTATGGCATTTGTAATTATAATCATTTTTTATAGGATATAGAAATCCCCTTGCTTTATTCTTATACTTACTAGAATCCCCACAATAAGGGCATCTAAAATTATATAATCCTCTACTCTTCTTTGAAAACTTTTGTAGTCTAGCTGATACTAAACTTATGTACTTTGTGTCTACTAGATCCAAGATCAACTACTCTTTGTGATTCTAGTATAACAGAATTCTGTTGAGTTTGCAACCCCTTCAAGAATCTCTGACCCATAGGACTTACGAGAATGGATATAATCCCTATACCACCAGCGATTGACCACATCTTCTTCTCTATGATCCTTAGGCGTTCTTCTACCTTCATTATATCTCTCTCACAACCTTTCTTTATCTCTGCTGTTGACTTGTCTAAGTCCTTGTGTAATGCTTCTACCTTTTCAAATAGAACTGCATCAATACGATCTTGTTTATCTAACTTCTCATTATGAACCGCAAGCAGTTGACCCATCTTTACAGAGTTCTCTTGAAGGGTATCTACTACTTTTTCTAATCTTTCTAGTATCGCTGAGTTAATATCACTCATTTTTTCTTTTTGTTTTTATTAGCCGCTTCTCTCCACCTTCTCATTATAACACCACTAAACGGTAGGTCATATCCAGCCACTGGCCCTTTTGCATCTGCAGCAGAAGTGAAACCACCTGTACCAGCAGTCATCATTTCGTCTATAAATGAATTAAAGGTCTTCATAATTCCTTGAGACACTGTAAACAGGTATCATCCATAGGCACTTCATGAAGTGCCGACTTAGGATACTCAGGGAATCTTCCTAAGTATACAACAAAAGTTTTAACAACAGGCCAGAGATCCTTATCTATCTTAAAAAATAGAAGAGGTGTCGCTGCCTCACCAAAAACATTATAGAGTATTATGAAGTGGTTGATAAGCAAATGGGCTTTCAAAACGCCAGTAGTTTTGTAGCGTTTCAAAAGCCTCTTTATCCACTTGAATCTTTTCAGATCCTCTTCAAAATCTTCCTTAGTG